TAGCCTTCTTGTTGGCACTAATAAATTCTACGCAGCCACGTACATAGTCAAATAAGTTCTTGTCGTTACCGGCACCAAAGGCGGCAATGATGTTTTGATTGGCTAGCGCTTTGACGGTTTCTTCTTTGCTGACGATGGATTTCTGAGGGATTAAAACATCGATTGCGCCATCAGGACGAAAAGCCATTAGGTGAACGATGTGATCTCCTTTATTATTAAGAATATCTACAGCGAACAAATCGTAAGGGAGAAGCATTACCTGTTTTCTTGATTTACCGCCCTGTTCGTCCTCTACCATCCTATCCATAAACACACCGCCATTGGCACCAAAGCCAAATCCTTTAGGTGGGGTTGGGCGTGTAATCTTGACTGGTTCTGTCTCGTCATTGAGATTGGCTGATACTTCTTTCTCTTGTATCCGATCGACTACAATTTCTTTCGGTTCGTTGTCAACCTTAATCTCCCGACCTAGTGCTAGGGGGTTAGTAATCTTGCCGTAGTGTGGGCAGTTTATACATACGCCGGGGTTTGCTTCGTCCAGCTTGAGGCACTTATATGGTCCTTTGATCTGATTCCACTTGGTGTTGTGGCGGTCTAAATCGTATGGGTGCATAGCCGATAATGCCAAGCCTTCTTCTACCCCATCAGCACACGATTTAGCTATGCTGAGGATGCCACGCCACAAGGGCTCCATGCCGTCTTCTGTTGCATGTTCTTTGTAGTAGTTAATCTGACCGCACTTATCCCCGATAGTTTTAAAGAATGTAACGCTGTTTTCCATTAGTTTGACGCTATTGGCATTAGGCGGCAGTTTAGGGCGGTTGCCGGGCAGTTGTAGTGCAGGTAAGCCTTCGTATGCCGCAACCCCAATCTCTTCTTTAAGGTGCTCTGCAAGAGTCTCAAAGTCGAACGTATTGCCTGCCACCTTGATGACTACTTTGCGTGGCTTTTCTTGCTTATAGTTGTGTGTATCAGGCACACGCAGAATACGTGCGGCATCCCCTGTAACGGAGAAATCAATTTTGAAACCCAGTTTCTTGCACAACCGCTTTAAGTTCTCTGCAACAGGTTTCCAAGTGGCAATGTCTACTTCTTCGGTAAACGGAAAGTAAACGTGTAGCCCACCACCGCTGGAAATAATCCACGGATTACCTAAAGAACTAAGGCGTGAGTCTTCTAAAAACTTATCCAACGCACGAGCGGCATCGGCTTTGTTCTCGTAGTCTTTGCCTACTGCACAATCAATATCTAAGAACAGCGACTTGATCTTTACTGCGTTATCTGCAAGGCGTTTCTTCTCGTCATTAAACGTGGCTAGTGCATAGAAAGTGTTGTACTTCTTCTCGTCAAACTGTATAGCGGCACTATACAACTCTTCAATCGTATTTACAAATACGTGTTCTTTTTTAGCTGTGCTAATTTCTACGGCGCAATAAAGTCCCGAAGTCGGTAGCACAGTCGCTAGGAATTCCTGCGACGTCATGTGAAACCTCTCGGATTAATTACTGCGTGTTTGTACTATTTTGTTAGCAAAGCGGCGAACTAACTCTATTTGTAAACTATTAGGCAAGCCTTGACCATATACAAATTCTTCGGCAAAGCGTAACAATTCAAGATCACTAAGAGATGCGGCGTGGATTGGGAATTCTATTGATGTTTGTTGCATTGTCTTAGTGCCTCTTCGGATGTCTTGCTTGATTGGAGTATGTTCAACAAGGACTGCACACGCATCTTATATGCGTTGGTTACTTCGGTTCCGCTGAACCAGTTGTACACAGTTTGTCTTGTTGCGCCTGTAAATTTTGCTACTTCTATTACTGGGAAATCTAAGCTGATCGCCCACCGCCCTAGCTGGTTGCCCAGCGTCTTGGGTGCGTTCTTTGTTGTATTTCTAATTTCTTCTGAGTAAGCCATGTTGTTCTCGTTGTATTGGGGGGACAAGCCCCCCTATTTATTATTACTCGTCGTCCCACTCGTCAACTGTAGCGGCTAAGCTACCGGCTTTCTTCTGTGGTACTGCGCTTGCTTTAACGGCTGGCTTGCGCTTCTCAGGCTCATCAAATGACTCCGCTTCTACGGCTTTAGCTTTTGGCTTAGCGCCTTCGATTTGAAGCGGCTTTTCGGTAGGCTTGGAGACCGACATTGTAACGGCGCTCTTGGCTAGAGTAGAAGCGCCTTTCTCAACGGCTACGGCATACTCATCATCCTCTAGCCAACGTACTGGTTGGAAGAACAACTTGGGCACAGCGGCTTTAGTATCGAAACGTAGGCGTGTAACCAACGTCTCAGGGTTAATGCTTTGTGCGGCAAGGTAACGAGCGTAGGCTTGTAGTGGGCGTTTGTCGCCTTCTTCTTTACCAAAGATCGATGTAGCCGCTAGGGTTAACTGCATTACGTCGCCTTGAATATCGTTGGCTAGTACTACAGCAAGTCGTTGTGAGAAACGGCAAGCCTTGGACTCGCCTTGACCTGAGCCTTTGACATTCATTGGGCACGATGCGCAGTTAGAAGATTGTGGCTCTTCAACAGATGCGTCAGGGGTTTCGCCGTCAGCAGACCAGCAATTAGGTGCCGAGGTGTTACCTTCTTCGTATGTGCCAGCGTAATATGTACGGCTGATTTTTGGTGCGGCATTAACGATAACAACATCAAGGTGACGATCGTCAATAGAGGTAATCTCTTTGCCGTCAGCCATCAAACGGAATACACCGCCCTTGATAGAAATACGTTTGCCACCACCACCGCCTGTACCGCCTGTAAGGCTTTTGGCTAATGTTGATAATTCACCTTTGCGTGCAAAGGCAGGTGCTTGTGTTGCATTAAAGCTGGCTAGTTCGCCCATAATTACTACTCCTATTTGGTTGGTTTACGTACTGTTACTGCATACTCGGACATCGAATTGAGACCGGCTGGCACCATGCCGGGGTTCTCCTCTAAAAACATAGACATATTCTTCTGCGCTATACGCTTCTCAAACAGGTCTAGTGCATCATGCTCCACAACAAACGTCTTGAAGGAATCCCAGTCGTCCGTATAGTAGCGTGTCTTTTGTGACAAAATAATAGTGCCCCCATCTGTGCGCACCGAGCTACTGCCCAATGCCAGCATCTGATCTTTCATGGCGTTCTTAATTTCGTCTTGCTTCGCTTTGAGTTCTTCGATCTGACTCTCGTACTCCTTGGTCAGCTCTTGAACTTTTGTGTATATCTTGCGGTACACACGTGCTAGTTTATCTAGCGGTATTACATCCTCTTCGTTTGGCATTTTTATGCTCCTTTGTAAAATATTATACATCACTTCAAATGCTTAATAGCCCAACATAGGGTTTTCCTTATGAATTAATTTCCTCCTTGTACAGGTTCAAAAGTATGTCGTGCCCTGCAACGCGTTTCTCTAACTGCTTAAACATCTTCTTTTCAATTTCACTACCTTGTAAATGTATTACCGTCACATTGGTGGACGTCTGACCAATACGATCTGCTCGAGCAATACATTGTAAATACGTCTCTACCGACATTACAGGACCATAGAACACCACAGTATCGGCGGCTGTTAGGGTTACACCATGCGAGGCGGCTTGCGGTTGCACAACCAGTATGCGAGGGTTGGGCAGGGTTTGAAAGCGCTTAAATATGTCGGTGCGTTTGTTTACAGTTACATCGCCATGAATCACTTCGCTTGCTATGTTGTGCTTTAGTAAGTAGGTTTGGATAGTTTCTATGCTGTGTCTGAACGGCGCAAACACGATTACCTTACGGCTAGTCTCCTCCAAAACTTCTAGCAGAACATTCAAGCGTGGCATGCAGTCGAACTCAACAACTTCGTGGTTATCTGTATATGCCGCACCTGCGCTGATCTGCAACAACTTACTTACACCAGCCGCCGCATTAACCGCAGTAATCGTCTCGCCTGATGCCTGCATAACCATGCGGTCTTTGAGCATGCGGTAGTACTTAACCTGTTGAGGCGTAAGGGGAATTTCTCGTGTCTCAGTAAGTACAGGGGGCAGGTCGGTACACTCTTCTTTTGTATAACGTATTGCTGGTTGAAGAGCATCGTATACCTCTTGTGCCGCACCTGACTTTGGCACCCACTTAAACTTGGTTAGCTTAGACATTACTTTGTCACGCCACGCAGTAGCAAATTTTGGTACACCTGAAGGGTTCACTAGCTTAGCCAAACCGTAGGCGTCCACAGGTGATTGTGCAGAAGGAGTACCAGTCATCATCCACAACATGGTTTCGGGCTTAAGAATTTTATTAAGTGACTTCCAGCGTTTCGTACTAGGGTTTTTGTATGCGTTGGCTTCGTCTACGATAACCAAATCAAACTTGCCATTGGCAACAACTTCTTCAGCAATTAGGTTTAAGCCATCGTAGTTCACCACAACAAATTCGTAATTGCCTTGTACCATTTCAACACGTCTTGATGCTTGAGTATGATGTGCCGCAACAACCGAACGATGGATAACGCTTTTGCCAATACTACTTATCCAAGCGTCGTGCATGATGGATAGCGGACACAAAATCAAACAACGGCGTACATGCCCTAGCTTCATTAAGTAGTCAGCCGCCCATAGCGCTGAGAATGTCTTGCCAGTTCCGGGGTCGTTAAACACAAACGCTCTGCGGTTCATTGTCAAGAAAGACGACGTATCTATTTGATGTGCAAAGGGTTTATGCCGACCGGGCCAACTGTACTTGGCTTCAATGGGTGATGGTGCGTTCTTAACGCCTAGGTTGCGGAGCACACGAGCTTCGTCTAGCCCCCAATACACGGCTACTTCAAACGTGCCGTTGTCTTCGCTTACCACTTTGCTTCTTGGTATAACGCTGTACTTGTCGGGGTTGCGTGTCTTAAACAGCAACGCTTTGTTTTCTATGATCTGCATTAGTCGATGATCCTGTAAACAGAAGCGTACTGGCTAGCTAGGTTGTGCTTCTCCAGCTTGTTGGCACCAACGAGCCGTATCAAAGCCAAACGCCAAAAGTCATCTTCTTGAAAGGCATCCTCGCTAACCCACTCTCCTTGCCAACGCATTGTCCACATATCTACCAGCGCAGACAACGGCGCTTTCATGGCTTCGCTATTTAAATCTGCCTCAACAAGAACCTTTGAGCCTGACTGTGTGATGCTGGCAGTCGATGGGTAGTTCGTTGTGCTTAGTGTAAATGTTGCTTCGTTTGGAAGTCTAAGGCTTTTTATTTTTTCTATTTCCTTAGCGTACGCTTCGTCTGATATTCCCATTATTTAATAGCACCTTTAGAAGTACGTTTAAAAGAGCGATTCTTGCTAGCCGGTACGGCTTTAAGGTTTGAGCGAGTCGTTGTACCGCCCTTGCTTAGTGGCTTCTTGTGGTCTACGTCCTTGCCGTCACCCTTGCTTACCACTCCTTCACGTTCGAGCATACGGCGTGCTTTGTTGCGTTGTGCTCGCTTCTTCTTGACCATTTCTGTGCCATCGTAGTTAGCGTACTCTTGTGCGTAGTTGCGTTTTGTTGCCATGATTGTCCTTAGTGCTTGGGGTTAAATTCACAACCCTTTACTTGACACCAACCGCATAGCGGTGTGCTTGTCGGGTTCCAAATGTCATTGTCGTACGAAGCGGCTAACTTGGCTACCCTCTCCCTGTATAACTGCCAATGAAAATCCTTCTCTTCTACGGTCATCACTTGCGTAACCATCGTGTTCTTGACAACAAATAGCAGAGCAGAGTTCACTTGGCGTATGTGGGGGAAGTGGGCAAACACCATCAAAGACATCAGGGTTAGTTGATCTCGGTCGGGGTATTTGTCGTTGCCTGTCTTGTAATCAATCACCCTAGCTTTAAAGCCGTCATCATCAATGATAAGTAAGTCGGCAATGCCACGCACCCATACGTCAGGGTCGTCAAAAGCACAGGGGGTCAGGTCTTCTTTCAAGCCCATCTCATGCTCACATAACTTGCGCCCTGCTTTCTTTTTCAATGCGTCCAGCGTTGACTGAATAAACAAGTGCTCGGGGGGTAGGGGTGTACCGTCCTTGATATACAGTTCAGCAGACTCGTGCACTTGCTTGCCGTAGATGGTGTGCGTTGTCTCGGTGAACGGGTAGTTCTTGAGCACCTTGACTTCGTGGAAACGTCTTGCACAGCCTTCGTAGTCTTTGAGACCTGAGTGACTCCATTTAAATTTAGGCATTGTGTTTAGTCCAGTAGGTGAATGCTTTGCGTAATGCTTCGTACTCGGTGTCTGCTCTAAAGGTTATTGGGCGACTGCTGTTAGGCTCAAACAGTTGAGCTATGTGGTAATCCGTGTGGGCGACGGTAAGTAAGTCATACCCATTTAACTCAATCAAGTCCACCATAGTCCGTTCTTCGGCGCTCCACATTTAAAACTTCGCAGTCTTAATGGCTTGGTCTAGGCGGTTGGAGAATTCGGTAACGAACTTCTCGTTGTGCGTTAGTTTGCACCCCATGTCGTAAAGAATAGCATGGGTAAGCTCATGCCAAAAGGTGTTAGCTCGCTCATCCGCGTCGTACTGATAGTCCCGAAGTGGATTGCCTTTGGCTATGGTAATGGTATGGGAATCCTCGTCAAAGCTCCCATGACATATCTTGTTGCCAACCACAACACTATTTTTCGTGCATATCTGGTGGGGGGTATTACCTATGACAACTTCTTTTGGTATCTTCATTTAGCTTCTCCGTATCGTTTGTTGCATCCTGTTTCGGCATCTAGTGGTATGCCGGGCATGTACGAGGGGTCTTTAATCATCTGCTCCAAAACCCATTGCTCAGCTTCTTTGGCTTCGTCTTCGGGTACTAGGCACACAACCTCATCGTGCACAGTCAATACGCAGGAATACCTCTTTTGTATCCTGAGCATGCCGTCCGTCATCACACATCTTGCTACCGCTTGTACTACATTTTCTACTATCTTACCGCCATACAGCTTGCGCCTAGACTTTTCATCGACGCCATAAACCCACTGAACACGCCCTTTTACATCGGCTTCTCCAGTCAAAGCAGGGTACTTTAAAGCAAGCCCACTAGGTAATAGTATACGCTCTTTGTCAAAAGTTAGGCATTTATATACATAGGGTTTACCCTGATACAGGCTATTACTCACCAACGAGTTGCACAGCTCCCATAGATCGACCACAGGGCTGGCGGCATCTCGGTACTTGTCGATGATCTTCTTGGCGGCGAGGCAATGTATCAGCAGTTCTTTCTCGGAGCAGGTGTGCGGTATTGCACGCATCATCTCCATGTTCTTTTCCCAACCAATGAAGTCGTTCACGTCCTGAGTACTTACACCCAACTGCTTGGCAAACGCTTTGTCGTACATGGTAGGTGGCGCACCTAGGAAACCTGTAAGTAGTTGCGCAGAGAAGCTAGCCCACCCCATGCCATAGCCACAACCTAGTAGTGCAGACTTGGCAGATTGCCTTAAATCAGGGTGGTCGTTCTTGTTGAGGTCGGGGATTCCGAACATCTGCGCACCAAATGCCGCATACGCATCTTTGCCCGAAGCGAAGATTTCGAGCAGAGAAGAGTAGTCCGCAAGGTAGGCGAGTACCCGAGGCTCAATCTGCGAGAGGTCACATACGACGAGCGTGTAGCCTTCCGGCGCTTGAATACTTTTGCGTAGGAAAGACCCCCGCTTGAGGTTTTGTAGATTAAGCCCCGAACCTTTGGACGCTGACCAACGACCGGTGTGCGCTCCGTAGTAGTTGAGCGGGACAGGTAACGTGCCTCTGCCTGCAATGTCGACAAAACGTTGCGCTCTCGTGCGCTCAAGCGTGCTTTTAACTTTGAGGCGAGCTTCACAAATAAGTGCAACATCCTCATTCTCGCTGTTGAGTAGGGCTTGGAAGAGGGCATCGTTTTTGGCAAACGCATACGCTTCTTTCCCAGTAGTCTTTGATATTTTGGTAGGCGGTTTAACTCCAAGCGCCTCAAGAATAGTAGCGAACTGGTCATTACTAGCCAGCGCCGAGTCTTCAATGTTTGCCTTTTTAAGTAAGGCTTCTCTTTTTGTTCTCTCGTCTTCGATAGCTTCACGTAGCATCTCCTCGTCTAATTCCAATACAGGGTTGGTAAACATCTTGAGTGTCATGTCAATCAGCTTGAGTTCTTTAATCGGAAAGCCGCCCTCAACTTCGAGCATCAGGTTCTCAAATATCTTCTCGCATAAGAACACGTCATGCTTACAATACTCAGCAAGCTCTTGCTCTACCTCGTATGCCAACTCACTCATGCCGTTGGTGCTGTGTACTGCGTTGCCCTTTGGCGGTAGCTGGTATATCTCGGCTAACTTCATTAGGCTGTTGCCTGCTTCTACGCCCCTAAGAGCACGAGCCATAGATAAAGAGTCAAAAATAAAGCAAGGCTTGACGCCGTAAACCCAACTAAGAATGGAAATGTCGAACTGCGCATTATGCGCAAGCACCGCCGTCCGACTCCAATCAACCGAGTCAACCCAGTCTTGTATCTCATCGTGTGATACCCATGTAATGTTCTCCTTTACATCTAGTGTTTTGTAGCACAAGCCAAAGGCTTTGAAGCGTGGGTCTCTGACGTACTCTTCTGTCGTCATCTTAGATAGCGTGTACTCTTTGCTATCCCAACGTGTTTCAAAGTCAATGACAAGTATCTTGTCGAATGGTGCACTCATTTCTCTTGTGCCTTTTTATGTGTTTCTTTAACAGCGTTCATAAATCCTTCAGCAACTTCTGGGTACTTTAAACGTAAACGAATAATAACCTCCCCTAATATATCGTCAATATTGTCATTTTCAAATGCTGGACGCAGTACGTTATCTACCAGTTCTTTTCTTGTTACTTTTGTCATCATGTCCTCGTTAGTTGTCCGCTAAAGCAATACGTACCATGATGCTCAAGCGTTACCCAAGGCGCCGCCCATATTGTGAAGCCTACCTTGCGTGCGATCTTGCAGAAGTGGTAGTCCTCTGATAGCAAGCGGTTGCCTGACTCGGGGTCGATACTTGTAGCAAAGAACTCTTTGATAACCTTGGTCTCTTGCGTATCAGTTGCTCTCCACATGTCGTTCTTGTACTCAGGTACTAGTGGTGCTAGGGTTTCGAAGACGTTGCGTTTTATTAACATAAACCCAGTACCGCCGTTCTCAATCTGCATTGGGTCATGTAGTTTGCCTTCTTGCTTTAGCGCACCACCTACTAGGTTGACAACGAAGCTGCCAGTATGTGTGTGCAACTCCTGCATCGGCACACCTGCTTTAACTGCTTCTTCTACCTTGGGCCAATTGATTTCTTTCTTGGGGTAGATGCCGCAGATAATGTCTTTGTCAGCGTCAATCATAGGAACAATATCGGCTGGGTGAAAGCCAATGTCCGCATCAATAAACATCAAGTGTGTACACTCCGTTTGTAAGAAGTCATGCGCTAAACTGTTACGCCCTCGTGTGATAAGCGATTCGTTCGTCATGTATCCGTAACGGAAAGCTACATTCTCAGGGCTTAGTGTGCTAGCCATCTGCACCATGCCTACTGTGTACGCACCATTACATACACCGCCGTACATTGGTGTTGCTATGAATAGGTTAGCTTTCATTACTTACCCTCTGCTGGTTTGCTTGGTGTCCATAGGCTTGGGATGTTGCGGTGTTCTAGTAAGCGCTCAACGAATGGGTGGGGTGTTGGTACGTAGTTCTTGTTGTACGATGGGTTGGTGCGTGATTGCGCAATCTTAAACTCATCTTGTTTTGATTTGTATGTTTCAAAGTTTGCTGGTTTCATTGGATAGTCCTGTTCTTGATTAGGTCGGAAATAGTTTCACTTATGTTTGCGGCGGCTTCGATGAGTATCATTGGCAATTCGCTCTCATCCATATTCAACCCGTAAACCTTGACGGTTTCTTTCTCGTTGTCGATTATGATTACTGCGGCTGAATGAACAGCCTTATCTACTGTGCATAGGTTGAGTTGCTTTTGCACCTCGGCATACGCTTGCTCTTTGGTTTTATCTCTTATCATGGCATTAGCCCTCTGTTAATGATGTTAAATACTTCTTGTACTTCGTCAATGTTAGCTTCGTTTATAACCCTGACAAATCCTTGTGCCAGCCTGATCTTCTCCATCTCTGCTTCTTGTAAAGGCGTGGGTCTATTAGTACCAGCCTTACACTCAATAGCAATGAACACAGCCCGATAACAACACACAACATCAGGAACCCCACTACGCCCATAGCCACCAGTAGCAGGGAAAAAATAGTAAGCGCCGTTCTTTTTAATAACATCGACGACTTTCTTTTTAACTTTGGCTTCGGGTGTCATACCGTTTCCTTAACTCGTCAAGCCGTTGCAGACAGACAACGATTAGATTTAGTTGTTGGTTGAGAATTTGCTGATCGCCTGCTTGGTACGCTTTGAGCGCAATGATTACCTCAGCTTCAAGGTTACACAGAGCGGCGTTCTCACGCATCATTGCTAGGATTTCATTTTCTGACATAGACATGCTTTAACTCCTCAAGTAGTTTGTTACCACGACTGCCAACAGTAATCTCCATGTTGCGCCCGTCTTCTGAATCCCTGCGTTGCAGTAGTAGCTTCTTGGTAATTGCCCGTTTGAGATACTTGTGCGCCGTTGCAGGGGACATGATCTTCTGCTTGTTTGCCATGACCAGTATACGAGTGGTGTTCATACTGCCGAGTTTGTTCACCATACCGACAATGTACTCCTCGTATACAGTAATGCCGTACCGATCTCGTACTGGGTTTGTTTCAAATGTATTCATACAACCCTCTTAGAAGTTAAACTTAGATAAGATGTCGTCGACCTGAGTCTTGACATCGTTGCGTGCCCCCACGTCCTTGCGTAAATCTTTCACATCGATACCGCCAATGGCTTTCTTTAACGCCTTGCGCGCATCATCTAACTGTGGGTCGTTGATTATATTCAAACTGCTAGCCAAGTCGCACAAATCGTGCGCACCATCGAGCAACGAGTCGTGGAACTTGCGAGGCTTAGCCTCACCACTAACATAGTCGATAGACAGGCGGTCAGACATACGTTTCAAATGCTCGAGTAATCTACCCTTGATGTCCTTCATCGCGTATTCAACACGCTCATCAGCTAGGCTTGACAACTTCTTGCGCAGTTCTTCTTGCGCATCATTACCAATGTCTACACGGAAGTCACCCGATGCAGGTACAGGCATGTAGTTCACGTTGAAGTTAAACCGATGCTCGATGTCGTTAGGGTTGGGATAGTCGTTGCGGTTGAACATATCACCTAGTGCCATAGCTTGCGCTGTGATAAGCGATGGGTACACAGTAACGAACTCAGTCACCAGCCCATAGAACTTGTCCTCTGCCTGTTGTAGCTTGGCGTTGAACTCCATGAACTTGACGCTGGGCAACAGACGAATACCTGAGTCACTCCAAGGCAACGTGTTGTCGTACACAAAGCTACGTGTTTCTGTAACGTGCTGACCTACTACTTCCAACTCACTACGACCTGCGAACAGGTTCTTGTTGACCCGAGCCGCACCCTTAGCCTGTGCATGCTTGTTACTAACCAACTCGTCAGTAGTCGAGCGATCTAGCTTGCGTGCAGTCCATTGGGATACGTTGAGTTCTACCAGTAATGCGCATGTGTCGATGTTATAGCGTGCCATACATCCTCCTTAGTTTGATTAGTTAGCTTGATGCTCTGAACGATTCACGGGTAAGGCGCTGTGGTTGTTCTGTACCCAACCCCGAAAGTAAATCTGCAACAGGGTCATGCTTCATGAACGATGCCACTTGTGGATCAAGGCGTGTCACTTCAACATAGCGTTTGTCTGCTGTCACACGAGTCTTGTAGTTACCTGCGCCCCACAACTGCGTGGCATACGAACTGGCTGATCCACGAATTACCTCGGCTTGGTAACTACCCACAGGAATGTTCTTGGTCGTGTTAATCATGATGCTTTTCATATGCGGCATGATTTGTGCACGTATCTCACCGAGTGGGTAGATGGAACGGCGACGCTTAGGTTTCTTTTGCTCAGCTACGTTGAGGTCGCCATGCTTGTTGCCATCGCTGTCAACGATAGCGAACTTGAGGTTGAGGCTTTGTAACACGTTGGTTACTTTGTTCAGTACATCTTTTTCTACTTGATTCATGGTAATGCTCCTTGGTTTGGTTTAGTTTGAGTAAATACGAACTGCTTTGCCTTGCGGTGGTTTGAAGTGGTCGTTGTCAACTACGCCCCATATAGCAGGCACATCGACGCACGCATTGCTACCATCTAAATACCCATCGGTTAACCACACAACACCTTTGGGCTGGTACTTCTTGTCACGAATGTATTGCACAACGCACTCAGGGGTAGTGCCGCCGCCCCCGACTGGTTTGAGCTGATGACCAATCCTCTCGAACTCATGAGGCTTGAACAACTGTTCACCGCACACAGCGCTGTCCCACCAAATGATGCGCACAGAGTCAGGTCGTACGTTCTCTGCAATGCGGGCAATCTCACCGAACACAGTAGGGTAGATGCCACCCATAGAGCCTGATGTATCACACGCAACGATGAGCTCGCCAGTAGCCTCAGAGAAGTGCGAAGGCATGACAACACCGAGAGGTAACAAGCGCTTGTTGGGTGGTGCAAAGCGAGAATACTCATCACCCTCACATAGTGCAGTAACCCACTCACGCAAGTGCTCACGCCAGTTGGTGTCACGCTTCTGTGTAGCACGATCGAGTGCGCTGTTGCGAGAGCCCTTGCCTGCGATCTTGTCGGCGAGTATCTTGCCTTGACGACCGGCGTCGTCGATCTGTCGAGCCAGCTCGTTGGCTTCCTTACTGCCAAGCTCAACTGCCCTGCCGAACATATGCTCATCGAGTGTGCCATACCCACCCTTATCACCATCGCCGTTGCCCTTACCCTTGGGTGGTGGAGGTGGAGGATTGCGCAACAAGTCTTGCAGTACCTCGATGAAAGACCAGCCCTGATACTTGGGGTCAATGAGTGGTGCAGGCTCTACTATGCGCTCGACAAACGTGAAGTTGGGGTCAATCTCCTCGATGGTCGCATTGACTACGTAGTCCATAGCCATGTTGCATAGCTGTGGATACTTCTTGGATAACTCCTTGTAGTTAGTGCAGTGCATCAACGCCTTGTGCAACGACTCGTGAGCTACAAGGTAGCGCAACTGCTTGCGATTAAGACCGGCAACAAACGCAGGGTCGTACCATACATCACGACCATCTGTGCCTGCTGTGCCAATGTTCTCGAACTTGACGTCACCGACATACGCATAGCCTGATAGACCAGCGAAGTCTTTGTTGTTGGTGAAGTCAACGTGTACTGCGATCACCCGATCGGGTGAGGTTAGTTTGTCCCATGTCTTGCTCATGCTAGTACCTCCACTTGTGAGTTAGTTTCAATCCATACCTTTGCGCCACAGGACAACGGCTTGTCAGGTGAGTAGACTACTTTGCTGTCACCTTTGATCGTTACCTCGTTTGCATAGGTATTGCTCTTGTATGTCTTAACTGTTAAGACAGGGTCATGCGTGCCATTCTTAGCGTTGGCTCTCACGACGTGTTGGTTTACATGAATGATTGTTTTCATTCGTCCTCCTCAATTAAGTCGGCTTCTTCACACGTAAAATCAAATTGCATATCCAGTACGTTAAAGTGTTTACCTGCTTCAACTTCTGCATCGTCGCAGTTATCTGCTTCTACTTCAACGTACGCACATCCAGTTATTAAGACTTGATACTTAGGCATACAACCCCCTTACTTGGTTGAAAAGTAAATCTTGTTGTCATTCATCAATGCTTGGAACGGCTTGACTGTGACGAACAGCGCCGCACGTGTAGAGTTGGCAATGTTGTTGGCAAACATAGACTGCAACTCACGACGATTGCGCATCACGTACTCGGTGCATGCCTCAGCTTCTTCTCGGCTGTTGGTTTGTGTCACGCACTTGAGCACAGTAATGATCTGCGCTACTGGATTGCTAGGGATAGGGCAGGTTGATGGTGATGAAACTATTTTGCTAAAGGCAGGTGTCTCGTCACCGAAGCGAATGAACGCACCCAATACCTCAGCACCAGCACGACCGATCGTACCCTCGAGTAGACCCTGCAACGTATCGGTATCAAGGAACTCACGCTCTTTGACAATGTCTGACGCAGAGTGCAACGAGCGAGGTGTGATGTACGCCTGCTGAGATAACAACGGATTGAAGATAACGTCGTTCTCCTTGGACTGGTCACGACCTGCATACTTACCGCCGTCTTGATAGTCAAGGAAGCTGTCGAACCATTGTGGATTCTCGTTGGTACATGCTAAGAGAATAGGGTCGATGTCGTTGTCGATACCCCATGAATACCACTCAGGTTGCGTAGGCTTACGCATGGTCAAGAACACAAGACGATTGCGCAAGTGAGCCTGTATCGAATCACCCAAGCCCTCGATCGCAAGGTTAGTACCAGCGAACACGACTGAACCCTCAGCCATCTCGTAGTTACCAACAGCACGCTCGTACACGATAGGCGCAAGCACGTCCTTGATGTACTGCTTAGCCTTAGCCAACTCATCGAGGAAAACAAGCGATGGGCGAGCACCATTGATACCCTTCTGATTAGTCTTGCTCACACCAAACCTTTCATTCGGCAATTCTCTACTGACCCCTGCATCACGATCAATGTCAGGCATCCACACCGAACCATCAGACATCTGAGTACAGTCGAGCTTGACCGCAACGTGATTGGCAAAGTGTGGGTCACGCTCAAGGGTGTGATAGATACCAGTCTTGCCGATACCATTCTCACCTTGAACAATGATGGTGCGCTTGTGACCAATCTTCTTGATTGCGTTTGCTACTTGTAATGAATTTAATAATTTCATAGTATCCTCGTTTGATTAGTATTGCTTTTTAGAAAGTATAACATACTGCTTTATAGAAACAACAACTGCTTACTCCTTTCTCTTGTTGGCACGGGTGTAATAAGTTCTCGGCAACGTACTGCTGAACTGTGGTAGGGCTATCGACTGCGTACCCTTGGATAACCCAGCAAACGACATCAGCCTAGCCACCAACGACTTCTTGAACTCATCGGCGGTGATCTCAGCCACGATGTCATCGGCTTTCTCTTGCGCATCGTCAGCGGCGGCGGGGTCACGCGATCTCTGCCAGTTGCCCATCTTGTAGAACAGGTTGGCGTTGTCGTGGTTGTACACCTTCTTGCTGGCTAGCATGTTGAAACAGTCTTGCGCCACCTCGTCAAAGGTTTGCATGAACGACTGCGATTCAAGGGGCAGGGGTAGGTTGCGCAGGGCATCTTGCATGGTGCTGATAAGGGCGTACCCTAGGCGTGACTCACCGAATGGGCGACCCATGTCACTCTCTAGCTTGACGTTGTCCTTGAGTGTGGGTAGTTTGAACATCTGAAGCGTGACGTAGGCATCGAGTTCTTTCTTGATGTCCTTGCGTGTTTGCTTATCCCCATCGTCTGAAGCAAGGCGATAGATGTCGGCATGCCATGACTTCTCCACAATGAGTTGGTCAGAACTATTGTAGGTAAGCAACGCTGAGAAGTCCTTGTCCTGATCCTTGTAGTATGGGTTGAGTGGCACACGCACCATGTCGCCTAGCGTGGTGGCAATACCCACGCCGTTGTAATACCCTGTGAACTTGTATTGCAGTTGTATATCGTACGTGCCATACAAGCCAATGACTGCCACCTCGTACTCGCCTGCCGCATTGGGCTCGAACACACGCACCACATCTACGCCGTTGACCTTGTAGACATAACTGTGTGCGTCTTTTTGTAGCATCAAATGCGATTCGCTTACTCGTCTTAAAGGTCTTTGGTACTCGTTGTACTTCTTACTGCGTGGTGGTTTCTTGGTCTTGTTGAACTGGTCTTGTGCGTATTGGTATGTAATCATGCTGTTTCTCCTTTGATTAGATTGTTTAACTGCTCTTCTGCTTCTTTACCTGCTAGGTATTCGCCAGCCTGCGTCAACTTGTATGCTCGCATCAGAAACTTGCCTCTCTCATCAGCAGGCACACACTCCATTACATCTTGAAACAAACTACCCCATGCCACAGTTATTTCTCTTATCATGCCAATCTCCCATCAGAATTAAAAAAGTAATCGTTTGCATCAAAGTGGTCAATCATCATCTCGTCGCTACATAGGTAGTCGTACTCCTCTCTCAGTCGGTGGTATATATCAATGGCGTAGTCTTTGCCTGACTTGACTATTGCGGTGTTGATGTCGTCTACGCCCTTGTAGGGGCAGGTGGGGTCGTTAACTATCAAATCAAACACAGTAGCAATCGACATACCCTTAAAGATAGACGGCAACTGCATCGCTTCGTCATCAGTAAATTCACAGTTATCCTCTACATCAACGAATGACATCGTGCTCTCATGGCAGTAGTGTGCGTTGTTGGCTGTTACCTGTATGTTCTTGGTAACGATGTCCTCTTGGATTAACTGACACCATGCTGATACCCCGATCGAGTCAGCACAGTTCTCCTCAAGCCATTGCCGTACGTCAACGAACCCCTTCCAACTAGCGCCATCACCTTGTGAGTGAAAGCCTGAGAAATATATATCATCTATATAAAAGCCTTTCTCTTTGCCGTCTTCTTTAGCCATCTCGTACGTACCTTCCCACCACTCGTAGTCCATGCCCTCGATGTACCAATCACGAGCCTTCTGCTTGGCGCTGTCAGATAGTTCGTCGTACTTGTACACCTCTACCTCAATTACTTTGCTCATACAAACTCCTTTATCCAATCTACATACACTTCATTCAAAGCAAGCCATCTAGCATTGCGCTTGCTGTTTGGCACATCAATGGGGTAGGTAAGCAACATACCCCACTCCCCCACCCGAACGAGCTCAAAGAACTCAGGCTTGTCGGGCTTGCGATATAACTTAACTACCCTCATACAAACTCCTTAATCAAAAGTAATACGTAGGTTCTTCAACTTCTCTGCAACGACTTCCTCCAACTGCTCTTCTACTGCCTCGTCAATGCGATCACGCACGACATCGTCAAGCCTGTCGTCTACCTCATTGCTCACCGCATCACCGAAGTCGAAGTGGTCTGTCGGGTCAAAGCTACGCTCAAAGTAGGACTCAACCTCGGACTCAACCCGACTCTCAACCTCGTCCTTGACCATGTCTTTGAACCAGTCGGCTTGTTGAAGCGTAGTGCTTACGCATTCTTGGAGAGAATTCTCTCCGGCTTTGGTTTCGGCTTGAGATTGGCTGAGGAC